ATGATGTTGACTGATATATCTTTTGCTAACTTAGGTATGCCAAAGTTTTTTGTAATTTTGTTTTCCATAAGCTTAGCATTGACCCTGTCAATCTTCTCTTCAATGCTACCTTCCTCATGTACAATCTTTGGTATCTCATCTCCAAGGTTATTTAATTTTCTATGTGCTGACTTTATTAACAAAAGAGTAAGCCAGTGACTAAAAGGAGCAGACGATATAAAACCACGAGCCTCTTCTTTAATTTCCTGTGACTGTGTTTCATTATCCATAGCAGAAGAAACGCTTACATAATCATTAACATTATTTGTAAACATAATGTTGTAAGCTTTATTGAATGCTGGATGCACAAAGTCATCAGGGGATATTCCCTTATCTTGTGCTGCTTCAAAACATTCTCTTTCCATAATCATTGCAGCAATGATGTTGCCTTCTAGTTCTTTATCAAAAATTTTCTTATCCATGTTTCCTCTCTATTATTGCGTTAAATTGTGTTAGCGAAAGCAATGTCCGGCATGTTGGTTTGCCTTTCATATATCCATTAAGTCTTGTTCTGTAATACTGTGCGTTATTAGCTATCTCAAAGTAAGATTCCCAAAACTCTCTTTTGGTTAGGTCTAATTTCTTTCCCGTTTTCGGTGACACTAAACCTCTTCGTGCTTCCTCTTTTAATTCGTTCCAACTGTTTCTAATGACATATGGGTTAGCAGAATGGACAAAATACTTTTGATCACACTTCTCTTTATAGATATTAAAAATTTCTTGATAACTTAATATATATACTTGTTTAGTATAAGTTTTAGTATTGTGTACTTTTACAGTACCCCCATGTACTTCTGAAGTACCCCCCTCACTAAACACTAATGTATATAGATTTGATGTGTCATTTCTATTTTCCCACTCAATATATCCCTGATCTCTAAGTGTATTTAAATTTGTAATCACCGCATTTCTACTCAGACAACTTATCTTCATTATCCTTGCATGCGATGGGTATGACTGACCAAACTCATCTGCATAGTTAGCTAAGATAAAAAGTATTAGTTTCTGGGTGGATGATATACCCTCAAGTTGAACAACTTCTGTTATATGTTTTACCGACATGATACCTCTATTTCTGTGTAGAATAATTGTGTTGTACTCTTTTGTCAATTCGTTTACAATGTATGTCAAGAAACGGAGGTATCAATGTCACAAAATAGTAAAATATTTAGTGCTCTTGCAAACATACAAGAGTACTTATTAGAAAACCCAATCGAGAAATCTAAATACAATAGCTTCTCAAAATATAACTATAGAGGTATAGATGATGTCTATGCTTCACTCGCTAAACCCTTGGCGATGAACAAGGTAACCACAAACTTTTTACCTGATCTTAAAGTAAGGACCAGATTATCTGAGGATGGTAAAACGTCATACTCCTTATTAAAAGGCACCCTTAGATTTTTATCGCTAGAAGATGGATCTTATGTTGACACAGCATATGTTGGTCAAAGTAAATCTACTCAAGGCAGAGATCTTGAAGCGGCAAAATCTTTTGCATATCGTGATGCACTAATTCAATTCTTCTGCGTGCCATTTGAGCAAACAGTAGAGCCTGAGATGGTTGGTGATGAGGCAGAGACTGAAGAAGAAAAAATGTTTGATATGTTTGTAAGTGAGATATCTGCAAGCAAAGATAAATCAGAGCAAGAAAAAATATTTAAAAATTACGATAAAGTTGCAGAGCTTGCTGGCGATGCTGAGTCAAGAAAAAAAATTAACTTACATTACACAAAAACGGTAGGTGCTAAATGAATGAGTCAGCAAAAATAGTTCAAGGAACCAAAGAATGGTTTGCATTAAGAATGGGAAAGCTTACTGGCACAAGAATACAACGTGCTGTCAAAGAAGATATATGGGCTAAAGGAGACCAGTGGGATGACCTCGCAATTGATATGTTTAGGGAAGAACACAATCTACCACAACGACCCTTTGATGCTAGAGCACTTTATGCGATAACACGTGGTAAAGAAAATGAGCCCAAAGCAATTAAGACTTTATCAAGTCTTGGTTATGTGATTCAGGAATCTCCTTTTGTCAATCACCCTGATTACGATTGGCTTGGTATGAGTCCGGATGGAATTCTTCTTAAGGGTAGGAAAGGAGGACCAGCTGCGGTTGAAATTAAATGTCCGCAAACAAAGCCAGTTAAAGATGTTAAAAAACAAAAAAGAAATTACTGGCATCAAATGCAACTTGGCATGGAATGCATGGATATAGATGAGATGCTTTTCTTTCAATGGTATGAAACTGGAGATCATGTGTCAGAGTGGGTTGACAGAGACCCTGACTGGGCAAAGATATATTTACCAAAAGCAAAAGAGTTTATTGATTGGTATAACACCGCCAAAAAAGATCCTGAAAACATTGCACGCTGGTCTGTTGAATATAAAGAACCCGGCGTTCCTTACAAAGATGTAGACGACAACGAAGACACTAAAAAATTAGTAAGTATTATGTTGGAAATAAAAATACTACAACAAAAAATTAAAGAGCTTGATGCTGATAAAAAAGAAATATCAGCAAGATTAATAAACGAAAACAACGGAGCTTTTAGAACCCCATCTGTGAAATGCCATTTAACTCAAGCTACCGGGAGGATCGATTACAAAAGATTGATTGAAGAAAAAAATATTCCCGTGCATGAGGTAGAAGGTTATAGATCAGAAGGCGATACTAGAATTTACACAAGAATTGTGGAGGATAAAAATGGATGAATCAAATCCAAAAAAATCAGTGAGTTCGAGAGTTAATCATGAGGTTCATGATTATCTTGAAAGGGTTAGTAGTCAAGAAGGACATAGGTTTTTTGACCGAGGTATGTCTTATAAGGTTGCTAAAATTTTAGAAGATTGGTACCAAAAAGAAAAGGAGGTATAAGCCAATGGAATATGATGATAATAACAAGGGAGCTCTTTGGAAAACAGAGGACTCTTCTAAAAAATATATCTTAAACGGTAACGTAAAAGTTAACGGTGTAGTAATGCTTGCATTTGCATATAAAAATGAATCTGAAAACGAAAAAGCACCAGCTCTTAATTTAAGTTTTGTTGAACCAAACGATGCAAAAACTGGAGCCGCACCAGCACCAGCAGCAAAAGTAAAAGAAGAAGATTTACCATTCTAATGACTGAAGAAAATAAAACAGATATCGTTACTGTGTTTGTTGATGGTGAACAGAGAGAGTACAAATTAAGTACTCTCTCTCCTGCCGCAACAAGAAAACTGCGTGATATAGATATATCAAACAATATTATAAATACGCAGGCAAGTAAGCTTGCTTTGTTACAAATGGGCGTAAAATCGTTAAACACAGAGCTTCAGCCGTTGCTGCCTGAGAAGGGTTTTACCGTTGTACAAAGTAAAGGGGATGAAGTAGAATCAAATACAAGCGAGACAAAAAAAGATTCGTAAGTATTTGAAATGACTCTAAGAGACAATATGAGCCTCCCATCTAATGAGAGGCTTGCTTCACTCCAAGGGGAGGCTAGATTAGACGGCAGCCCTTGTAGGGGAGTGTGCTCTACGACATATGGTGATCTTCACTGTCACACTTGCGGCAGAACTCAAACAGAGATTACTGAATGGAACACATTGTCTTCTCATCAAAAGAAACTAATTAACATCAAAAATGCTGCCGCAGGTTTTAAAATTAGGCAGCTTGAATCTCAAGACGAGCGTTGGGCGGAGTATCAGAAATTGAAAACTATAGACAACCTTACAATTAGAGATGCTATAAAGAGAGTTCTATCTGTAGCTACTAATCAAAGCGAAATGTTTGATCAAGATCATAAGTGTATTGCTATACTTACAAAAATCATTACTTCAGATCATAAGTTTAATGACATCTCGCTTCAGTCAATTCTTTCAGAAGATGACTATAAAACAATCAAAGCTAAATTCGAGTAAAGCTTTTAGAAGAAGCCTTCAAGTTGGACAAAAACTTGAAGTGCAGATCCTTGAATTTATTAAAAAAAAATATTCCTCGGCTGTTTTAATTCCCGGAAAATTTAAACCATATGACATATTTATACCTGAGACCGAAGACAAGATTGAGGTTAAGGCAGACTATAAAAGTTTAGAGACAAATAATATTTTGATTGAGTTAAAAATGTTTAATAAACCGTCTGCTTTGTTATCTACAGAGGCTGACTATTGGGTATTTTATACTGGCAAAGAAATTATGTGGACAACGCCAAGATTAATCATGGAATGCATTATGGTTAATAACATTGAATCAATAGATATTCTTGGTGATGGTGATGACGAATTAAAAAGAGCTTGCCTAATTCCAATAAATTTATTTAAACAGTATTTAATAAAAGATTGACTATGTATACAAAGTATTTATAATTGAAAATTAAATACAAAGGGAGTTATATGTTAAAAATAGAAAGTGATATACCAATGCCAGAACCTTCTGAGTCCTTTGGCAGCGGCAGAACCAAATACGATTCAATCAGAAAAACAATTTTTGCAATGAAGCCGGGTCAATGCGTAACCTTTCGTGATTACAATGAAGCTACTAAGTTTAGATCAAGAGCTGCTGGTATGAAGAAATCAATGAAAGGATTTGATAAAGAGTTTGCACTCAGAACCATAAGAGATAAAGATGGTAATCCAGAATGTTACAGAGTGTGGAGGGTAGAATAGTGGCTAAATCAAAAACAGTACAATCAATCACCCCGGTTAAGAAAAAAACCTCTATAGGAAACTCAAGACTTAGTTATGGTTCTGGTATGAACAAAAAGAAAAAATCTAATTTTAAAAAATATAGGGGGCAAGGAAAATGAAAGATTTTAATGAAGCTGTGCAAAGATATTACGATGTTAAAGATCCCGGTAAAAATGATCCTACGTACATTAAATATTTTACTAAGTGTTTTGGTAAAAAGAATATTAATAAGCTATCTAAAGAAGATTTAGCGAACGCTAGGGCGGGTATTCAAAAATCTCCCGGTACTGTTAATAGATACATAAACTTTTTAAGAGCAGTTCTTAATTACTGCTATGAAGATTTAGGCTGGTTGGACACAAAGCCAACTCTCAAAAGAGTAAAGGAGCCATCCAAAAGGGTGAAGTTCTTTACGCTTGAGGAATGTGCTAGGTTGCATGGGGCTTTGCCTGAACATCTAAAACCTGTGTTTGTTTTCTCCTTGTTAACAGGTGTCAGGATGTCCAACTGCCTAAACCTAAAATGGAAAGATATACAAGATGGGTGGGTATCAATTCATGCAGACGAAACAAAAAACGGCAGATCTCTTGCTGTTCCTTTAAATAAAGACGCACAAGATTTATTGAACAATATAAAACAGGTTGGTCCTTACGTCTTTACATACGCTGGCAGGAAGCTTACAAGAACATCAAACACTGGATGGTATAAGGCACTTAAAAAATGTGGCTTAGAAGGTTTTAGGTGGCATGACATTAGACATACATGGGCTACTCATCATGTGCAGAATGGTACTCCATTGCACACTCTGCAACATCTTGGTGGGTGGTCCGACTTTAATATTGTAAATAGGTATGCTCACCTATCAAAAGATTACCTTAATGAAGCTTGTGAGAACACTATATCTTTGATATCTTGAGGCTTGATACCTTCTTGCGGGGCTGCCAGTCGACATATAATTCCCCCTTTTTTTAACTGTATGTCTCACTATATTGGCGGTTCCGCTTTTTTTTATTCAGATTTTTGTATTGTTCTGTTATAAATTTTATTGAATTTTAAATATATTTCTTGCTTGTCTTCTTCATACTTGTCCATAAGTTTGACAAATTTTTCAGGGTTTTTTGTTTCAAATCTGATCTTCGCAGCTTTTTCTTTTTCTCTTATCTCTTTTAATTTATCTTCTGCTTTTGCAAGCTCTGATTTAAATGACATGCCGGTGCTTTTTTTGTAAGCAGCCTTCTCCATGTCGTTTCTCCATTGACCAAGTTTAATTAAGTCCCAGCCTTTTTCTTTTTTAAATTCTTTTCTTTCGTCTCCTGTAAGGTTTGCATAAGCATTTGCTAACTCTTCAACCTCAACTGAATTTTCGAAATATTTTCTTCCGTTAACAAAGCCTTGAGGTTCTGCTGAAAACACTCTTGCAAAAGGAATTTCTCCTCGCTCTTGTTGATCAAGCTTTCCATCAAGAACATTTTTAAAAAATGTAGTAGTTCTATTTACTGTTCTTAAAGCACCACCACCTAAAAATTCTGTAAAGTATTGCAATGTGTTTGGTTGAATATCAACAAACCCAGAATAATAATCATTGCCACCAGTAAGCTCATTTAATTCTTTTGTTACCCAAACATATGCATCAGACGTGCTTTTAAATTTTAATCCTGACTCTGGTAACTGTGGTCCAAAAGGAAATTGTTCTTTTGTTATAGGAGCACCAAACCAATTTTCATTTATAGAAATTTCATAAAAAGGTTTGCCATAAGTTGGTATTGCTGTTTTGCCTAATCTTTTTGCAACCCCCGGTATACCTTCATCGTTTGTAAAGCCTAGACCAATTGGAGAGAATGAGCCTGCAAAAGCACCAGTCAATTCAATACCTGCTTTAGATGGTGTTAACACAGGATTTTTCAGATCAAACATTTTTTGTGCGAACATTTCCGCAGTTATTCTTCCTATGTTATCAAACACGTTGTAACCATAAGGCAAAGGTATTGCTATAGCGACTGGTATGTTGCCTTGATAATATTTTTTAATAGCACCAAATTTCTCTACTTTAAATTCTCCATCTTTAAGTCCTACAACATCGGGCAATACAAAGATCATATTTCTTTCTTTTTCAAAACTTGGTATTTTGGAATATACAAGATTTTCATCTTCGTCTTCATCAGAAATTAACATGTTATACATTGTTCTTGCAAAAGCAGTCATAACAATACCAGATGCTGCGGCAGCTTTTGTTTTAGAAAATCTTTTTCCGGGAAGAAACCCTCTAAAGAAATTTACAGATCCCTGAACGCCCGCATTAAAGAACATATATGTTGCATTTAATCCCGGTCCCCAAGTTCCTTTTCTATTAAAGTTTATAGTTAAATTTTTGGCTAACACTGCGGCTTGTTCTATAGTTTGTTCGTCTACTTTATTTAAACCGCCCTGAGCATTAATTGATTCAATAAAGACAGAAAACCTTGCAGCATTTTCAATTGCTGTATTTGAGTCATATATAAGATTCAGTACAGGCTCATAAGAAATGCTGGCTAATTTTCTCCCAACTTTTCCTTGATGCATTGCAATTAGTTTATCTAAATTTTTAGTTAAATCTTCTATAGTAGGTTGATCAATATATCCTGTTGGGGCACCAGCTTTAATAAAAGCGTCATACATTTTTTGTATTTCATTATCTTTAATATTTTTACCTCTAGACCCTCTGTAATAATCTTTCATTCTCGATGCTAAAGTTTTTGGATTAAAGGCTTGTTTTGCAATTTTTAAACCTTGTGCTCTACCGCCGGGTATTTCTTGTTCTGCCAGCAAATTAAAAAATCCAGTTTGTATGTCTCGCATAGCATTCGTTACCATAAACTCTGGGTTATAAGCAGTGTTTATTAAAGATAAGTATCTTGTAAATCCTAAAGCCATTCTTGTTAATCCATGTATGTCTGATGTTGACCATCCCTGAAAAGCTCTTGCAAGTCTTTCATCAAAGATATGCACATATTTAATTTTACCGTCTTCTTTAAATCCAACATAAGATCCTTTGTCTGGATTCCAGTCGGTTAGTTTTGGTTGAATTTGTGGAGCGTCTTCAATAACTTCATACATTTCAGGATTAGGAAATTCTCTAGCAAGATCTGCAAATTGTTTTGTAACAATATTTTTCTCTGCTCGTACTACAGCGTTTTGTCTTTGTATAATTGCTTGTTCAAGCGGAGGACCAGATATAGAAACTCTTCCTTTTGCTTTTTTTAACTCGGGTCCATATATGGTCATGCCTTTTCCACTTGCGGATGGTCTTTGATCTTCCCTAGTATCAGAAGCAAAACCAACTAATGGCACATAATATTTATAACGACCTCTCCAATCTTCTGATACGCCTGCTTCAAGCAAGCCTTCTTTGTCATAAATATTTATCGTACCTTCAATAAATTTTTTTAATTCTTTAAATGCAGCTAAATATTTTGCCCCTTGATCATTAATGGCTGTTGCCTCTCCAGAAATAATATCAACACCAAAAGATCTCAATTTTTCTAAAGCATCTTCGGTTGATATGCCAGACCCTCTGCCCTTGTATTTAACAGAGCCGGGTTTACCGGGCTCTCTTAAAGTATCTATGTAATCATTTCTTTCTGGTGCGTGTAAGTTTTGTAAAAATACATTAAAGTCTTTTAGATCTATTTTGTTTGTTACAAGAAACTTAAGAAGAGAGTCCACATCTTCCATTGCCTCATCTAATCCATATTTTACTTTGCCGTGAAATAAATCTGTTTTTTGAGAAACTCTTTTTCCCCGCATAGCCGGAGCACCAAATTGATCTTCAATCTTATTTTCAACTTGAACAACTCTATCAAAATTATTAACAATTTTTTCTCTAAAAGTTTGCAAGAACAAAGAAGCATTTGATTCATCGCCCATAGTCCACTGGTTATTAATATCAGTTTCATTACCTGATGGGGGTCTTGAGGGTGGTGCCATGCCTGCCGGCTTAAGCGGCGGGGGTGTTTGCTCTTGTACTGGTTGGGATTCTTCTTTTAACTCTGTGGTTGAGTCTGGTTTGGTTGTGGGGAATCCTCCGCTGGGGTCGTCATCATATCTTCCTTCTCTGTACTTGGCGTAGATTTCATCAACCTTTGTCCTGAGACGTACAAGCC